CTTAACTTTTGCGACAGCCTTTGGCTTACCCATCCAAGGGAACCAAGGGGAAGTGTCGTCTCCACATCCTTCTTTGATCGAGATGTGAAGATGCTTGTTGTGCTTATTGGAACCTGTGTATTCACGGTCCCCTTCTGATGCACGATCCTTTGACCAGATCTTGCCTTGGAAAATAAGATACTTAACACGCTTGTCTGCTTTTAGTTCTTGAAAGATAAAGTGACAATCAATGCCACCCAACTTATCGTGTGTTAGGTCTACGCCATATCCAGTATTGTGATCTGAATTAGGATTCTGATGGATGTGTGCTGCCGATGGCAGTAACCCATCTGAGGCTTTCTTCCGAGAAGGACACAGTGCTGTGGCTTGTCGAAGGACAGCAATAGCGGCAGGCGTGGCTTTCTTTACAATCGGTTTCATTATTCATCCTTTGGGTTCCGTAGTTTGAACGTCAATCCCCAAATAACTGAGGAAAGAATAATTGCGTAACCAACTACTGTCTTGGCAGAACCTTCAAGGACTACCCAGGCAACGAACATTCCAAGAAGTGTCCATAGTTGGTTTGCTATATCTGAAAAAAAGTTTTTCATTAAGGTTTTCTCCTATACGCTGCTGTTGCTGCAGCACCTGCTGCTGCTTGGGTTGCTATGCCACTAGCGATGATGGCTGATACGACGACCTTCTCTGACTCTTCTCTTACCTCTGGTGACATATCTGCACCAATGTTTGATAAAGCAGTTAAGGCCTGAGCTGGGTTTGTAAACATTGTTGATACCAATTCAGCAGGATTTTCTAGTAACTGAATTGCTATAACTACCTCAGCAGTTAGGACCACACCATTTTCTAAAAGGATGGGGAAGTCAGGTGGTAACTCTTCAAGTTTAGTTTCAGGAGTAAGTCGTATAACTTCTGGTACAACTTCTGGCTTAGGCTTGTTAGCCTCTGCTTCTGCAGCTAAACGTTCTGCTTCGGCCTTTGCTTTAGCATCTGCTTCGGCCTTAAGACGTGCATCTTCTTCTGCTTTGGCTTTTGCTGCTGCCTCTAATGCAGCCAATCGCTCAGCCTCTTGCTTTGCTGCTAACTCTGCAGCAATTCGTTCGGCCTCAATACGAGCTGCTTCTGCTGCTTTTTCTGCTGCAATACGGGCTTCTTCAATAGCAGCAAGTTCAGCTGCGATTCGTGCCTCTTCTTCTGCTTTTGCTTTAGCCTCTGCAGCAAGTCGTGCTTCTTCCTCAGCTTTAGCCTTTGCCTCCGCCTCTAGTCTTAGGCGTTCGGCCTCTAGTGCTGCAAGTCGCTGGCGTTCTAACTCAGCCAAACGTGCTGCTTCTTGTTCTGCTGCAATACGAGCAGCCTCAATGGCTGCCAATCTCTGACGTTCTTGTTCTGCAGCAATGGCTGCTTGACGCTGGCGTTCCTGTTCTGCAGCAATACGTTCTTCCTCAAGTTGTGCCTGACGTGCTGCCTCTTCACGTGCTAATCGTTCTTGTTCAGCTATCGCTGCACTATTATCAACAACAGAAGGAACAGGCGATGGAGTTGGAGTTGGTTCTGGAGTTGGCACGGGCGAAGGCAATGGGGAAAAAATAGAAACAGAAATAATAGGTCCGTACCATCCAGCCCAAAAGCCTCTGTCAATTCCAGATGCAGTAATAGTTACCGGACCTGATACTTGTGCAGATACAGTTGTAACTTCTATAGTATTACCAGAAAAACTCTGACCATTGATTGACACATTCCAATTGTCTGCAATAGGAGTGCAGTTTCCAATGCAGTTTGCAATAGTGTTATTGATTGCAACTGTAACGGTTGAACTGTCTGGAACAGATGTTGTGTATATGGCTGAGCCACCACGAAAATCAAACTGAACTGTATTGCCAGACACATTGCCATTAGTTGCTTGCCATACGTCATCTGATTGTGCAAGAGGGGTAAACAAAAATGATGTTCCCAATACAAGGAACGATACTGCAAGTAAACGGGGAAGTTTCACTTGTGCCTTTCAATTAGTTTTTGCGTTCACATAAAATCTCATAGATACGATCAACGCGTTCTTCTAGTCTGTCAACGGAATCACGTAGGCTTGAACCAGAGTTAGGTCTTAATTCAGAAAGATAATGCTTAACCATCCAGCGTATCGCTGCAGCAAATCCACCCACTACTGTGCATAATGCAACAGCTATTGTTGCGTAGTCTTGTGCCTGCATTAGACCGTCCTAATGGTTACTAGGAGCGTTCCGCCGTAGCCAGAGAATCGCTTATCCGAAGGTGTGGCATTTCTAAAATCCATCTCTTCGATAAGTCCGATGTATGACTCACCGGTTCTAAAGTCTTCAACGCGGATGGTGTCACCAACGTTCTCAATAGATTCAAGCTGAGACATACGTTGGTATGCAGAACCTTCGTAGCCAACCTCAACTCCGAAGTGATCTGATTCGTGATCAAAGCAAGATAGTGGATACTGGATAAGTCGCTGACGTGGGATAGCAGGTAATGCCTTTACCTGATAGCCAGTAAATAGTGGACCCTTAGTTGCATCACTAGATGAACGAGTCAATGTGAACTGAAAGCCAAGGTATTCTTGTGCTGAGTTTGGGTAGTTGATATTAACTTCTGGAACGGTTGACTCTTGTGCGAAAGTTCCAATGCGATAGAAATTATCAGCATAATCAATGGAGTCAATGTTTAGTCCACCATTGGTAGTATCTACACGAGCCTGGATTAACTTAAAGATCTTTGCCTCTAATGTGTTGTAACGAATGTATCCTGTACGAAGGTATCCACTTGCTACCAGGCTAGTAGTTGACTCTGCCCAAGTGTTATTGCCATTAGTAAATGCTGCTCTATCTGAGTTACCAAAGAACGCAACCTGATCTGCAGTAGTTGTAGTTCCAGATGCAATTAGATCCCAAGCCCAAGGAAAGAATAAAGAGTTTGCTAGTATGTTGCTAGATAAATCAACACGTACCAACCCTGCTTCTCCATCTACCTTTGATGATAGATAGGCAAAGTTATCCCTGAAAGCAATAGCATTACACGGTGCTTGGTTAAACAGTAGCGGTCCATACTGGACATCGCCAGTAGTATCTGCGATACCCACTCTAAATCCTAGGTTTGTTGCAAGGACTGCATATACTCCAAGGTATACATCAAAGTCATTGATACGCTCACCCTCTGGCATATCAATAATAACCGTAGGAACACTTAGAGTTGGGAAGCCTAAAGAGTTAGGAGTAGTTGGATCTAATGTAATCTTGTATACAGAAGATGATGTACCGTTTGGATCATAACCTGATACATAGATAGCTTGTGGTCCTTCTGCAATAGATGACCAGACCCAGTTAGAGTTTGGGTGTGTGTACAAAGCAGTAGGCAAAGCAGCAGAACCAGTAGCGTTAGCGTTTAATTCATATAACACATTGCCAATGGCTAGAAGCAGGCGCTGTTTGACGTAACGAATTGTCGCTCTAGTAACTGAAGGAGTATTGTAGATCTCAGAGTCTGCTGGAGTTGCACCAACTGAACCCTTGTGGACCTTAGTGCCATTGATAAAGTAATAGTTAGAGCCATCGGTTGTAAGGCTATAGATAGTTGAAGCCGTACCAGCCTGTGTAATGGTCGTTGATGTACCACCAGTTGTAATCTTCTTTAGCGCAGTTCCATCTGTAACATAGATGCAATCATTGGTTCCATCATTAAGACCAATCAACTGAGCAGGTGCTGCTCCTGCATAGAATGATGCAGTGTCATTAAGCAGCGTTGCCTGTCCTCTAGTCCATACGTCCACACCCTTAGACTCTGTGTACTGGAATCGAAGTGACTCTTCTTGGATAGGTTCAAAGAACTTAATGCCAGCGCCAAGATGGAAAGATGATTGGCTGCGTAGCCACCAACCAGTAAGCGTCTGCTCACCAGGCTCACGGCTCTGGTCAATCTGTTGCTTACGATACTGAGCTGTGACACGACGATAAGGTGAATCATCTGAGTTCAGTAAGAAGAACGGTAGACCAGCGATAGCTATATCGTATGCTTCACCAGTTGCTGAGTAGTTAGTGGCACCTGCAGGGTTGGAAAGTACGTAGGGAATACCCTCGGTAATATCGTCGCCATAAGCCATTATTAACCTCCCACTGCTGAACGTAGATAGCGATAAATTACGACACCTGCTGAACCGTCAGCAGCGCTTGCTCCACCAGCACTGCCACCACCACCTCCAGCACCTCTGTTAGCCGTAGGTGTTTGTGCGTTAGAACCGCCACCACCAATGTTGTTGCAAGCATTACTGCTTCCACCATTTCCACCGCCGTAGTAACTGGTTCCATCAAAGCCACCACCACCACCGCCGCCTGTTGCATAGATAGTTCCTAGACTTTGCCAGTCGTAACCATCGCCACCGTTACCGCCAAAGTAATAATTTCCTGCAGAGATATCTGCACCAGCAGAGGCTGCGCCGCCTCCGCCTGCTTTACCGCCAAGGTTATTACTAATACCAGAGTTGCTTCCCTGACCTGATGTTCCAGTTCCAACGTTAGGTGGAGAAAAAGCAGCACCACCAGAACCACCATTGCCACCTGATGTATTATTGGCATCGGCACCACGTCCACCACCGATTGCTGTAAGCGATGGTGTTGATGTAGTTGAGTTGCCACCATTAGTTGCTGCAACTCCACCAGATGCTGCCTTACTTCCACCAGCACCGATTGTGATTGCATAAGTTCCATCACCGATAGATGCAGTAGCCGTCAGGTATCCACCTGCACCACCTCCGCCACCGATGCCACCGTAACCACCGCCACCTCCGCCACCTGCTACGCAGAGGACATCAAAAGTAACGTTGGTTGAAGCGTTAGAAATTCCTAGTGATCCGTTAGAAGTAAACGTGCGATAGTAATAAGTTGCATCAGATGTAAGAGTTCCACCTGTAATTGTTGGGAATGGAACAGCAGGAGTTACTGAGTTAGAAGCACTAGATGCAGCAGATGTTCCATTGGCATTGGTTGCTGTAACTGTAAATGTATATGCAGTTCCGTTAGTCAATCCTGAAACAGTAATAGGACTTGCACCAGATCCTGTCTGTCCACCAGGTGATGACGTTGCTACGTAAGAAGATACTGCAGCGCCACCTGTTGCACCTGCTGTATAGGTAACAGTTGCTGATGTATTACCAGCAGTAGCTGTACCAATAGTAGGAGCTTGTGGAACAGTCGTTGCTGTAATGCTATTAGATGCAGCAGAAGCAGCGCTGCTTCCACGAGAGTTATTAGCAGTGACTGTAAATGTATATGATGTGCTTGATTGCAGACCAGTCACTGTTACTGGAGATGAAGTACCAGTACCAGTAAATCCACCAGGGCTAGAGGTAGCCGTGTAAGAGGTGATAGGCAATTTGCCATCAAATGTAGGTGCAGTGAAAGTTACTGTCGCAGCACCATTGTTATAGGCACGACCTGTTCCGACATTGGTAGCAGTGCCAATCGTTGGTGCTCCTGGCACTTCACGTAATGATGATGCAACTGTTCCAAGGATTCTCATTAGGCTTTAATATCTCCAATTAAGATCCAGTTATTTGTATTAGTCTTAATAAGAGTTGCCGCAGACCATTGAGTTCTGAGTTTAGTTGCAGTATCTGCAGCACTCACAGTTACTCCAACTGCAGGTGAGATAGTTACTTGACCTGCTCCAGACTGAGCAATAGTAATCTGAGTTCCAATAGCAAAAGGAACTGATGCGTTAGTTGGTACTGTAAGAGTAATCGCTGAGGCATTTGTAAGGGTTACTAACTGCCCTGCATCTGTTACTGCTAGCGTGTATGTAGTACCAGTTTGTGCATTAAGTGGGATAGTCTCATTCAGCCCTGCCTCAAAAGCATTGAGTGCCTCTGATACAAAAACGTGCTTGACTGTTGCGCCACCTGAATGTGAGATCGCGCTAGTACCTGACTGACCACGAACAATAGTAAAAGTATCGGTAGAGTTAGCAGTGATAAAAACAATTTCTTCGTTCTGAGTATCTGGGTCAATGGCTATCGAGAAGGTATCAATGTTGCCAGATGCAAGAGTTACACCACCGAGTAGGGCAGCACCAGTACCTGTAGCTACAGTCATAGTTGTAGCAGAGTTTGAGATACCAGAGGCAAGCGTTGTCTGTACGCTGATGCTTGAGTATTTACGTGTCATTGGTTTTCCTTATCGGGTGTAGTGAATACGGATTGGATACTTGTCTGATAACTTCAACGCTTCTTCATTAAGTCGCTGCTGATATAGAGCAAAGATGTAACGAGATGCAGCAGCACCAGCAGATGATGGGAGCTTAGAATCATTTAGATCGGCTTCAGCGCTAGAGAGATTGATTCGTCCAGCGTCAAGGTAAGACAGTAGTTTGTATGCTGCTCCGAGGACAACAACATCCTTACAAGAATCTGGTAAGCCAGATACGTCAGAAAAATCATCTGTGTTGGCGTCAAGAGTGTTCGGCGTGGCTGTATACCAAACTTGAATTGTACGACCAGGTTGTACGTT